TAGTTTCTTTTAGATTATATATTATATTTCACTCACCCCCTCCTTCACAAAATGATCACAAAACCCAAATATTTTTGTGTTTTACTTTTTTGTGTAACCACGCGAAAAAACTTAAATACTGTGAACTACCCACCGACTAAAGATCGGTGGGTAGTTCACGTTTTTCTTAACCGTTCAAAATGAGATTATGGAATTAACCCGCGGTATCAGATCCTTCATAAGCATTACCAATAACAGCTGAATCTAAATCAACTCTCTCATCGGTCCAGTAATCTACCACGAAGTTAGCATTAACTGACTCTATAATGTTCGTGTTTTGTTCGTGGTTCACATCATTTAAAAAACCAGTTAATTGTTTTAATTGGCAATTATGTAGGGTAATTCTTCTTATTACAAATCCTTTTCTATCGTGGTGATTTACTATTATAGTTCCAACGATATCTCTTTTATAATGAAGGCTTCCGTTTTGAGAATTCCATCCTAAATCATACCAAGCCCGAAGAGTATTGTAATTAAATACATCACCAGCGTTTCCGACGTTTACATTAAATCCTATCTCTACATTATCAAATGACGTATCTTGTGGCATAGTAAGAAACATTCTGGTTGAGTATTTAAACCTTTGTTTAGCGCTACCGAGATCTTTATGAACTTCTATCCCTGATATTTTAGTTGTATTTTCAAGTAAAAGTAGAGTATCTCTACCTTGATTTTGAACAATCTGGGGTAAAATAAAACTCACCTCAAATAAAGAGGGATATACTGGTTCAAATAATTGTTTAGTATTTGGATGGGTTGACCCATGGGATTCTACAGTTGTAAAATGTGGTAATGGACTCATATAATAATTTTTTTTCTATATATTAAAACTTTTTTACTTCGAACTAAAATCTGTTGATTTGTAGAACTATTAACTTTGATGTTATATATTATTGTTTTAAAATGTATTTTTTCTGGGTTAGGACATTTAGTTTTTTTGGTGGGGTGAGATATTTTCACTAACTTTGACATGTTAAATCAAAAAGGCAACCTAAATGAACACTTTATTTACTATTATTCACTACCTCATAAGACTTATTATGGCTACTATTGGTTTTGGTTTGTTCGTAGTCTTAGAGGTTTATGTTATTAACGCCGCTGATATGATACTTATAGAAAAGGGATATAATTTTTCTATAGTATTATGGGGAGTGTTTTCTATTCTTTTTATACTACAAATTGTCAAATTTTTTGTTAGTTTTGTTAAGAAAATTATTTTAGACATTTGGTATACTATTTTTTAAATACCTTGTGGTTATTTTTGTTCGTGTAGTTTACATCGAACTACTCACCGAACAAAGATTAATGGACCTAACCAACTCTAACTTTCTCTCTACTAAGAGGAATTTCTCAATTATTTTTAAATCTGGGTCCAGGTAGAGGTTTCTTTGACGTTCAATATAGATATCATTCTTCTCTGATTAGGCTAATCAAATCATCTTTTCTTATTGTGGATGGAAACTCTTTAGTGGGACTCTGGTTAGTCAACACCCAAGTATTTTTATTATTAGATCGATAAATATAAACTAAATCTCCCCTTGTAACTTCAACGAACTTATTAGATAACTTTTCGTAAAAACCTTGGAAATTACCATTAATTTTATATAATAAACAGTCTTGGGTTTTGTCTATTTCTTTATATTGTTGAATTATTATATAATCTGGGTATTGTATAGAATTTTTACCTTTATTTTTTAAGGTCAAATACTTAAAAGGTGTTTTGATGAACGTTTCAAAATCTTTAGTATCTTTCACTGAACTTTTTCTTAAATTTTTAACATCTAAAATTTCATTAAATTCAAAGTTGAGATTAAGATAATCTATATTTGAAAAATCTAAATCACCAAAAAAACTCTTAATAGGTATAAACTCCCCCTTAAAACTTTTTATAACATCTTCGATATCGACTGATAATTCTTCGAATGAGAAATCTTTTGTCTCACCTTGGTGATCTTCAAATAGTTTAATATATTTCATATTTCAATATATATTAAAAAATTAATATTCTTGATTTTTGATATCCTTAATTTTTATATTGAACGTCAAAGAAAACACAGAAGTCTTTAGCTTCTGTGTTTTCTTTGACGTTCAATATAAATTTTAACCAGGTACATGAACCCCCTTAAGAAAAAAAAACTACCCCCGAACAACAATCGGTGGGTAGTCTCTCACGGGACTTAAAACCAACAGGTTTGTTTAGACTGGTTTTAAATAAATTTTTCTGTTTGTTTTATCCAAAGAAACAACTTTCACTTTAACATCAGTTCCGGGTTCTTTTGATAGTAAGCCTTCATTGACTTCTGATTTATGAACAAGACCAGTGGTTTCTTGGTCTAGATTTACCAATGTTCCAAAGTCAAGGTGATTTTTTATTTCTCCTTCTAATATTTGGTCATTTTTTATATCATCCCAAATCGTATAGTTGTCAAGTTGAGTGAGTATGATTTTAGGTTTCGAACCTTTTTTACTAATCACATCTTTAACCTTAAAAGAAATTGGTTCGCCAGGTTTTAGAGTTTTAAAATTTTCTGAAAACTCACTATTAAGGTTGCTTTTATGGACCAAACCTGTCAAACAATCTAAAAATTGAACAAATACACCAAAAGGAGCAGTGTCGGTGACAAAACCCTGATATGTAGTTTCTTTATCTAATTCTTCTAAAAAATATGGAATTAGTTGTTCAAGGTAACTTCTTCGAGAAACTATCCAAGTTTTCTTTTCTTTGACATATCCATCAATACACATGTTATAGACATTCCCGACTAAATCGTTTTTATTATCTTCTGGTATTTTATTAACCCCAGCTAGAATTTGAGGTAGAAAAGCCTCGATTTCACAAACATCCATGAGTATTGTGCAATTATAACCACCAGGAGATATCTCATCAACCCTGACAGAAACATAATCTTTTTTCCCCATGTTTTTTAATATTTCTATAGCTTGTTTTCTATAAATCTCGGAAACTGATCCATTAATAGTGTAATCTTTTTTGTTATCTAATGATTTAATATAAACCATTACTTTATCCCCAAAAGAGTAATTAGAGAACAACTCTCTTTCACTTTTTGTTTTAGGAACCCTAACGGAATCTTTAAACCCGCAATGAATATTGAAAGTAGAATCGGTATCCATCTCGTAAATACCTTCGTAAGTAGCGCCTACTATAGGAACTTTAACAGATTCTTTTATCATTTCAATGTAATCTGAAGGGTAGTCTTGTTGGTTGTTTTCATCAAAGACATCCATCATGTTTGGATCACCAACTTCTTGATTAATTTCACTCATATTTATTATTTTAAAAATTTTTAATTATATAATTTTTTCTTTTAAAGTTTTTGCAAAAGAAACACTGAGTAATTAATTATATCGAAATAATTAGATGATATCTCATCTTCAATTACCAGACAATCACTTTCTTCTAAAGGACCATCTGAAAGTTTTGTCTCTAATTGTTTTATTCTAAATAATTTCACTAATATTAGGTCTGTAATTGAAGTTAATCTTAATTCTCTCCAAGCTTCCCCGTAATCATTGTTTTTCTTTTCCATCAAATGAGTTGTTTCACTTGCTATCTCATTATAGTATTCTTTAAACGTATTTAAATTATCATTATTTAAGTCTTCAGGGGTGTTTGTAGGGTTTAGTTTACGTTGAATTTGATGAAAAATCGAATAATTTATAATAGAGGTAATTGTTTCGACTTGGTCTTCTTCTACTAAATTTCCTTCTTCTTGTACTGTTCTAATTCTTTTTGCTTTGATGTATATCTGATCTGTTATTGAGGGTGGTCTAAAAATTCTCCATGAAAACCCGTATTTTTCAATTTTTTCTTCAACTACTGACAAGCATTTTGAAAAGATTTTTTCAAAATTAATTTTTTCTTGGTTATATTTTTCCATGTTATTTTTTTGGTTATACTATTGGAGGGAAAAAAGTTTTTTCATTAAATAACCAATTTTAAATCTTTGAAAACTTTAAATTAAAATAATAATCAAAAGTAAATTCAGTTGATAATTTAGGTTGATTGAATTCTATTTCTAGTAATTGCTCTTGTTGGTTGTTTTGTAGTGAAAAACTATCGAAAAGGTTTTTTTCGTCGAAAATACTTGGGTTAAAATTTACTTGAAATTTTTGAGAGTTTTCCAAAAGACTTTTATTGACTAAATAAAGCTTAACCCCCTGAAGTTCATATCTTTTTAATATATTCAAATCAATATACTCGAATATACTATCATTAACTGATGATCCAATCAATAAAGAATTAGTTAATCCTTGAAAAGCTCTTGATTTTTTAATACTTGAGAAAATATAATTTCTTAATATAGTTTTATGAGATATAGTCAATTTCCATTTTGTGAATGTTGAACGATTTGTATTAGTCTGTCTTCCGGAAGTTTTTATTACGTGGTTATTATTTTTATCACTGCTGATTGAATAAATTTTTGGTTCGTTTTGCTGCTCTATGTTCAAATCAATTTGCTGGTTGGACTTATTTTCAAAATATGATATAAATCTATCGTCTAAGTCTATTTGGTCTTCAGTTGTCAAAATCTTGGAACCTAAAAAAGACTTCTTTTCTGTCATATCTAAAGTTCCGGGTGATCCTAATTGTCTGTATTCTGGAGATATTCCTGTTTTTTTCATCTGTTTACAATAGTCTTTTTATAATATTTTTTATCAAAAAGTGATTTGAAGATATTATGAGAATCGACAAAATAACCTATCTCATCGACTTGTGGAAATATTGATTCAAATTGACTAGTTTTAAGTCTAAGTAAGTCTTCATTTTCATTAACCTTTGATTTTATAATTTCACTAATTTCGCCAAAATTATCTAAATTTTCGTTAAAATTTTTATTATCGTCATCAAATAAAGGTATTGATTTTAAGATGGGGGCATAATATCCATTATGTCTGAATAAAGTTTCTTTTTTCGAATCAAAATTAAAATTTCTATTTTTATCAATCTCAAAACTAATTGGTCTATCCGATAAGAAATCTTTTTGATTGACACTATCAAATTTATTGTTAGGTAATTTTTTATTTATTCTCAATATACTTTCGGGTATATTAATTGGTTTTTCAATTAACCCGTTTTTAAAAATATCTAAACCAACCGGCCCTTCAACTTGAAGTATATGTGGTAGTTGATGTATATTATCTCTTTTGTATGTCTGAATTTCCCCATTTTTTATTATATGATATTTAACAGGTTTTATTAAATTCGTATCTCTAGAAGGATCGTTTATGTCGTCAATAAAATTATTTGCGGTGAATTTAAATAAATTGCTATTGTAATAGTTCGCTCTATTATCTGAAAAGTTAATTAAATTATTATTGGTAAAAATATGGATTAAAATATTTTTAAAATCTTCATTTATATAAATATTAATACCATCTTCAAACACACTATCTCTTTGAGGGGAAATATAAAATATTCCAGAATCTTTAATTATTTTATAGGAGTCTATTTCGTTATTATTATTTACTTGGAAACTATGTATTAATCTTAATTTGGATGTTTGTTCTTCAAAGTAGAACAATTCACCATTTAAAGTAAATAATTCATTTTCTTGATGATTTTCGGTTTCTTTAAACTCTTTTATCTTTTCCCAAGTTAAAACCCTTTTATTGTTTTGTTGTGATATATTAATAAAATCAGGAGATTTCCCGATTTGTTTCACTTTACTTTTATAGTAGTTCCCCTTATAAAATGAAACATAATTTTTATAATTAACATCCCCATTTTCTTCACTGATCATATCGCTGTAAGAAACCGAGGGTCCCCATTCTTGGTATTCTCTATTAGGTTGATAAAATATGATATTATTACCACTCGGTGGGTAAGATACCCAACTATCTATATTATCTTCTAAAATACCATCAGGGGAATTAACTGAATTTTCTTCTAAACATTGATACAAAGTATCCTCTCCATTGTTAGGTCCTTTAGGAGGTGTCTCAGACAATTGATCATTTGAATCAGTCTGGAAGGGTTCTATCTCCCCGTTCGGAAATACATAAGGCTCTAATTGTTCCTCTCCTTGACTTTGAGTTAAACCATATCCCGGGAATCCGTATTGTGAATTTTTCTTAAACTTACTTCCTTCATATAAAACAACATCACCTGGAAAATAAGTCTTTCCCCTCTCCCATTTTTTAATAGGAATCCAAATATTATCGGTTTTCTTTTCTATGAAATCATCTTCTATCTCGTAGGGAAGGTCGTCAAAAATTATCGAAAATTTATACCCAACAAATTTATTGGAGCTACTAACTTTAATTTTGTTTATTTTCTTAGAAACATCATTAAAGACTGAAATAGAATCAACATCGTATATAGAAAATTTAAGTCCCTTAAAGTTTGTTACATTAGGCAGATCTTGGTCACCAGGTAAAAACCTTGAAAATTTTTGTTTTCTTTTTTGGGTTTGATTATAACTTTCTGTATAATCAAAAACCTTCTTGAAGTGGTCTTGGTTTGTCTCAATTCCAAAATATTTTTTTAAGTCAAATTTATTCTCCCCCAAAATAGAGAGACTTTGTTGAGACACTAAAGAATCAAAACCAAAATTTGTATCGCTTGGAGAGAAATTATAAAAATAGTCTAAGTTTTTTGCCGATCTATTTGGTTTTTTAAGTGATACATTAGTGGTTCTATTATAAAGGCCACCATTCTTATTATTATTGAAAAGATAAGGGTAGTCGAAATTTGAATTACTTTCTTGAATACCCCACTTAACTAAAGATTGATTTTTCTTCCAAAGAATATTTGGTTTTGTTTGGTTATCTGTTATTTCGAATAATTCAGAAGTTGCTAAAAATTCACTAGATAGGGGTAGAATTTTAAGCTTATTTTTGAAAATATATTGTTCTGGTGGTTTTAAAGATCCCTTGAAATTAAAATTTTTTTCATATAACTTTTCCTCATCTGTATCAACTATTTCATCTTCTATATCATATTGAAACTTAGCAAATTCTGTTCGAAGTATATCATTATCAAAATTCTTTATATCATTAAATTTCAAAGAATATACCTCAAACTTTAAGGGAGGCTTTTCATCACTTACTTTGTCTAAATTTATAGTTTTGTTAAGACTATTGGTTGGTGAATTATGGAGTTCGATATTAAGGAAATTATTAAAAGTAGTTAAATGAAAATCAGATAATATTTTAACTTCAGAACCCTTAGATAAAACTCTGTAAAAACTCTGGTCTATTTTAATTAAAGTAATATCGGAAATTCCTTGGATATTTAAATCACTTCCGTCTTTATTTTTTAAAATATTACCCTCTTCTATGACAACTTGATTTTGATTGAAGTTTCCATTTACGTTTTCTGGTAATTCTCTGTCTGATATGACTTTAAAGGTATTACCATCTCCGATTTTTTTAACTAAATAATAGTCTCCAGAAAATTCAACATAATTAGATTTATCGGATTGAAAACCTCCTAAAAAAGGGTCTGTTGGAACACCATTTAATAAAAAAATATTATCAACGGATAGTTTCAAATTTTCTTTGAGTTGAGGTGGGTTGTAGACGTTTAGTTCTGTAATTTTTTCTAAATTACCATAAAAACCTAAATATCTATTAAAACTATAGGGGTTTGTTAATCTTGTTACCTCATCATCGAATTTATATTCAAAGTTAAGTATATTTGGATATATTATTTTATTTTCTTGAAAAGCATCCGTTAATAACTGATGTCCTTCTGAAAATGTCATCTCATTTTCCAATTCATCTGAGAATATTTTTGCTTTTTTTATGAACCCTCCGTTTTCTAAGTCAATACCAGATATATAACTAAACTCATTTTCCTGGAAACTAAAATCTATTGAATAATCAGGAAAGTCTTCTTGAGATACATAATTATCAATGAACTTACTTAATTTAGTCTCAAAATTCAAGTTAAAAGATTGAACAACTTTGAGATTATCAAATACCGATTGTCTTATGTTTGAACTATCGATTTCATCAAGTCCAGAGCCTTCTGCTTTAAATATGAAAAAATAATCACTGAAAGTATTTTTACTAACATATAAAGGCGCAAAAAAACTAAATTCTTCTGGATATTGGTTATCTTTATTATACTCAGCTCCACATATATATTCATCATCTATTTGATTAGAATATTGTTGATACATCACATTATAATCTTCATCATCTTTCAGCTTATACACAAAATTATCTTCTATTTTACTCCAAAATTTTGATAGCTGTAAATTGAAGGGAGTTTCTGGGTTAATTGAAACTTTCTTTAGGTTATCTTTTCCTAATTGTTCTATAGAATTACCCAAACTACCCATAAACAGGTCTCCTTGACTTTGGATTATTTTTACATTGGAGGTTAATTTTGGGTTAGTTTTTAAAATACTAAAAGTATTCATAGTTTAATTAGTTATTGAAAGATTTGAATTTAAATTGACTACTTCTTGTTATTTTATTGGACTGAGACAATTTTTGAAGCGATACCTTACTTCTGTTTATATTGAATTTAACTTTAAATATAAAAGGGTTATTTTTTGATTCGTCTTCAATAAAAAATTTCACCTTTTTGATATGTCTGGTTGTGCTGCTTGTTTTGTTTAAATCAATATAATCATATCCCTTTCCTGACCCTTCATTGGGGTTCAATGAATTCATTTTGAAATAAATGTTAATCGGAACAATAAGCTCTTCTTGTGGTTGAAAAGTTTTCGTTTTATCTTCATTTGTCTCAACTAAATCTTCTAGGTTTTGGACTGAAGGGTGGATTGTTGTTAATAATTTTGATGAAGACTCTACATTAGGGGTCTCATCAGACCATTTATTTACATCTATTAGTGAATTATTATTATCTATAAATTCTAATATTTCATTCTCACCATATCCTAGATTATATTCTGTTTGTGATAAAATATTTGTTACACTGTTTGAATTTTGATTTATGAAATCATTTCCTATATTATCACTTAATTTATTGAAGGGGTCATCACTGGAGTTTGAATCGAAATTTACACTCCAAATATATTGATTGTTAAGTTGGGTTTTTGTTCTTCCCGAGGAATTGTTGGTTATAAGTTCGTCTCTATCATTTACAAAAAACACTTGAGGAGCATTAGAATTGAAAATTTTATTGTCACTTTGGTAATTTCTGTTAGATAAAAGTCCAAGAGGTGATTGATTTGATGAGTTTTCAATTTTCATGTAAAAATCTTTAATAGTGTATATGTTGTTTCTATAGACCCTACCCGAAACATCAGGATCTTCGTTGTAATCATCTAAGTAATCCTCACATTCGACATTGAAGTTTAATTCTTGATTATTTTTGACTAGAAATTCCTCATCATCTCTATAGAAGTAAACTTCTAATTCTCCTTTAGTTCTTTCGATTTTTTCTTCTAAATTTTTGATTTTATTTTCTAAATTTCTAAGATAATTTAGAAGTGATTGTTGATTACCTTCACTATCAGGTATTAATGATAAAATCTTATCTGTTCCATGAAAATAACTCTCCTCACCAACTGTTATCTCATCATTTAGGTGTTGGTCAACATTATTGAGGCTATTTTTAAGGCTAACTATAGTATCTTCTTTGGAAGCTTCTTGTAGAATGAACTCGTCTTCACCGACTATAGAAGACAAATCTTCAGGAAAATCAATGGTTATTATATTACTGAATTGACTCTCTAAAGGAGCTTCAGGATAACCAACCTCACTTATTGATTTCACTCTCACCTCAACTCTCTCATCATTTGTTATTGGTATATCAAGTTGATTTATATTTGGTGTGTCAGCGTCTGATACGTCTACTACTTCCCATCTAAAAATGTCATTTTGTCTATCATAAACCCTTTTCCTTACATCTGTTTTGAAGGTTTCCCAATTAGAGAAAGCAGCTCCTGTTTGTGTGCTCCCATCAGAATTAGTTACATTAAAGGTCTCTGTTTGGTTTTCGTTTCCGTTTTTATTTAAATATCTATATTGAACTTCAAATTGAACTACTTCTTGTTCTCTTGTCCCTCTGTTTAATTTAGGTTCAGGAATATTCCAAAAACCTCTAACGCGGTATTTTGGTTTTACATCTTTAACTGAATTTGGTGAATTAGAAATAGATATAATTTCATCGGTAACAGTTTTTAATAGGTTACTACTGGATTGTTTCTTTCTAGATAAATCAATAATTTCATTATCAAAAACTTTAGATTGTCTGGGGGATTTAAAATTAGCCAGTCTTGATTGTTTCTTTTTAGAACTAATCGATTGATCAATTTGATCTAACTCGCTTTTTACTTCTTTTAATTTAGAGTATTTTTGAACTAATTCTTTTTTATCTGAATTATCTGTAATGTGTTTGTTAATTTGAACGACCTTGAAGTTGTCCCTATTCAAGGAAGGAGCATCAGGTGATAACCCCAAAGAAATGGGTTTTTTCGTTTCACTTAACTCTTTAATCAATCTACCATAATCGTCTACCTTTTCAACATAAAACTGATCCATTGTTTTCCCGTTATCCGAATCATTGCTTCTTAAAGAAAGGTTAGAGGTGAAAAATCCAAGACCTCCCGAAAAAGAACTATTAACTACATTGTTCTCCCCATTGACCGGTTTGATAAATAAAACACATCTTTGTTGGTAACCAACTTTAATTTTTATATTTTTATCTCTAAATACTTCACTATAAATTTTAATGGTTCCCTCTCCTACTGGGATAGTTTCATTACCTTGAATTCTTTCCAATACCACTCGAGGATTACTTTCATTAGTATTGACTTCTTTTACTTGATAAATAGTTGATGTCTGTGGTCGGTTAATAATAAGTTTGTCGCCTTGTTTAAGATTCCTTACTTCTCCGGTTTTATTTACTCTATATTCAAGGGTGTTTAATTTGTAAAAAAGTTTGTTATTTGTGGGATCTTCATCTATTGATAAAACAGAGAAATTGCCTATTAAAACAACTTCTGGTTTTTTCAGAGGAATTATTTCTTCAATATACTTGGGGGATTGTGGGTTTTTTATCCCAGGAGTGGTTGATAAAAACTCTATAAAATTTTCAAATTGAATGTCAGTCTGACCTCTATATAGAGTGTTGAATAAATTTAGAGCTCTTCTTCCATCAGTAGTTAAATTTGAGTTGGAGTTTCTCTCAAATTCAACGATATATCTCCTAACTAAAACTTCATTTATTTTATTGTCTAATTTATCGTTTAAGTTTAAATTTATGTTTAATGAAGGGTTTAGAAATTCATCAAAAAAATTGTTTTCTTCTTTTTGGAATTTTTCGATTCTATTCAAACCCTCAACTCCGTTGGGTTCTTGATTTAAATCACTTAATATAACTTTTCTAAAAATATTATCAGATGTTTCTACCAAAGCTCCATTCTCGTTTATAGCAAATAAAGAATTGATATTATTATTTAATCTTGTTATCTCTGATTGAAGGTATCCCCAACTTGGCACCTCAAAGGTAGATGTTACGTTATTTTGGTCAGTGAAGTCAATTTTAACGCTTTCATTATTTGACACTAAAAGCGAGTTTAATTGACTTAACAAATTCAATGTGTTATTATTGTAGTTTAATACTTGTTCTGCTATTTGGGGAAAAGAATTTTTTGAAGACATATTTTGTTGTTTTAGGTTTTTGTTCTATATATATAAATATTGATATTATCTCTACTTGTATGAAAATTTTAATATATACCTATTATGGAAAAATATACTGATAAGTTTTTAAATGACTATAAAATTCTTTCCGAAAGCGTTTTAGGGTTTGAAATAGAATGTTATTTCGACATTACATTTTATAAAATTTTGGAACTTTTAAACAAAGAACTACATCCAGTAAAAGTCCATGGATTTAGAAAGTATCATAGTGAGTTTAAACCCGATCATAACAATTTTAAATTAGAGAGAGATTTATCAGGAGGTGAGAATATGGCGGAAATAATAACTGGACCAATGGGTTATTTCAGCGCTAAATATTATCTAATAAAAATATTGAAATTTATAGAAAAGTATGGTTTCACCTCTGATAAAAGTTCAATACATTTTAACTTATCTTTTAAAAATAATAATATTAATGATTTAGATATACTTAAACAGATACTAAATACTAAGGAAAATCAAATATATCAAGATTTTCCTTCCAGAAAAAATAATGTGTATTGTAAATCAATATACCAATTAATACCCTATAAAAGTTTTGACTATTCAGATGTTCCGATAGGAGCTATAAACAATATGATCCAAGTTCCAAAATCTAAATATTATGGTATAAATTTTAAAAATATAAATGACTTAGATAATGGTCGGTTAGAATTTAGGTATATTGGGGGTGAAAATTATCATAAAAAACTTGGTTCAATTTTTGAACACTTAGATAGATTTATAGTGGATACTTATAGAAACCTCACACAAGGTTTTAACCATGAAGATGAGGAAAAATTACATAATTACCTTAAACATAAGATAAGTATATATCAAAAGTTATCAAGTTATGAAAGTTTCTTAGTTGAATATCCAAATATAGAACTGCAAATAAACCAAGATAATAGACATGAGATAGTATCTAGTTATTATGGTAAAATATACACTAAACTATATAATTTTTTAGAAGGGGTAGAAGGTATAGACGAGTGTATATTAAATTTTCATACCGAAACAAACAAGCTAGAGGTAGTAGATTCGAAGTTTTCTCCTTTTAAAGAACTAAACAACATAGATTTTATTTCCTGTGAGATATCGGGTGGTATAATCTCAAACTCAAATCTTTACGACTGTAAGATACAAAATTCTCAAATATCAAACTCAAAAATAGATAATTCCACTATAAACTACTCAAAACTATTCTCATGTAATGTTAAAAGTTGTGAATTGACAGATTGCTTCTTTGAGAGAGGGTTTTTAGATTCTTATATGATAGGAGGTGTATTTAGAAGTGGGAGGATAGGCCCTTTTGCTAAGTTTAGTGAAACAACCCGTATAGTTGGGGAAGATAAAAAGAAAAACTTTTTTCAAACTAAAAGTACCCAACAAGACCCAAAAAAATTAAAACCTTAAAAACTATTTAAAAAAGTTAACATTCTCCACAGAGATACAACTTCAACTTTTTCTGAATTTGGTATATGTTATTTACCACTTTTTTTAAGAGATTATCTATATGGAGAAACTGAAATTCAATTTAAGATTCGACAAACTCAGTGAGTTTAACCAAGTAATAGAAGATTTATCGAAGATAAAACCTTTAGTTAGGTTTAAATTTGAAGAAGATAAATTTTTTATATACTCCTGTGATACACCCTCAAATTCCGTTACTAACAGCCAAAGTATAGTCTCTTTTAAAAGCTACACCTTTGATAAAAATTATTTTTTTGAATTTATAGAAGATTTCAAACAGCCTGATAAAAAAAACTTTGATTTTATAATCAAAAATGTGAAGGTTATCAAGAAAAAAATGTCTTTTTTTGAAAAATCAAAATCTGATGTAAAAGGTGAGTTTCATATCAAAGAAGAAAGATCAGAAAGGCTTGTTAACTCAATAATGATGACCAATGGTAAATTTTCTTTTTCACTTGTAGGTCACAACTCATCTTTAATAAAAGATATTTCTTTGGATAAACTAAATACAATTCTTGATCCAAAAAATTCTGAGTTCTACTTTTCTATGTCTAAAGAAGACTTTTTAAATGTTAAAAAAGCTTCTGAAATAGAACTCGAAGAAATAGTTTCTATTATCATCGAAGATAAAGGTATCTATTTCTCTCAAAGTTCATGGAAACTTTTAGTTTCTAAACCTGAAAAAAGTTACCAAAAAACTATCCATTTTGATAGAAAACATTTGAAGACTATTTTTCCTAAAGAAGAAACTTTACATTTTTGGGTATTTCCGAGGTTTATTTTGTTTAAAGAATATAATAAAAATATGATGATATCATATGAACAAAATTTTTAATATATAATTAAAAACTATGAGAATTCTTGACTTCAAAACTTTTGAATCAAAAAAGAAAAATAACGATTATAACAAGCCAAGAAAAAATAACTCTAAAAGGTGGTCCGTTAAATACAAAAAATCGATAGATTGCGACAACCCTAAAGGTTTCAGTCAAAAACAATATTGTAAGAGAAAGAAAAGAGGAGGAAAATACTCTTCTTGAAAAAACAAAGAAAAATATATCTTTTCGATTGTCACCCTTTCCCCTCTATCATTAATGACTGATAGTGGGGTTATATTTTTTTAATATATATAAAAAAATCATAAGACATATGAGTTATAAAGCAAATATAAATAAGATTGATAATTCTATTAAATCATATTTCAATTCAGTATCTATCGACAATTCCGATTATAGAAATCTATATATCATATCAAAAGAACCTATAAACGAGAAAAAATATAAAAACTTAGAATTACATCTTTTAATTTCTCAAAAATCCTTAAATGGGTTAAACCCTATAGTTGAGTGGGGTTACTATACAAATTCGTCAAAAAGAGACAATGTAATTACTTTTAAAACAAATTTAGAAAGTATTGGAGGTAAATTAAAAGAAATAGTGGATAGCAGAAAATTAGATGAAGAATACTTAAATAACCTTCAAGAAGTAAGTAAAGTAAATGAGTCTAAAGATACTCCTGTTGGATTCAATGAAAGTATCACCAAATTAAACAAGACCTATAAATTAAACTATCAGAAGTTGTCTATAGAAAGGGAAAAAATAAGAAGTTTCTTATATAATAATTTCAACGTCGAAACAAAAAAAGATAAAATTTTACTGGAATGTTTTGATGTAACCAGTGGACAAAAAAAAGAAAATAATATTTTCAATTCCTTTAAGTTAGGAGATGAGTTTCATTTTTCTATCAAAAACATGAAATACACAGATAATGATAGGCAAAATATCAGTTCTGAAGATTATTTAAAGATTAAGAAATCATTATCTTCATTACCCTTTGTAGAAGATGTATTTATTAATACTAATAGGGGTGATTTATCTGTGGTATTTTCTATTAAAATATTAGTTGAATTGGTCTGAAAATAGATTAAAAATATGGACTTTAAATTAACAGAAATTACTTTTTCTAAAATAAAAGGAGAGGTAGAATTTTACTTAAAAGATATCTATAATAAAGCTTCTCAGATATTCTCCCCTGCTTCTCCTTATGGTCAGATCTTAAGAGTAATTCAAGAGTTACATCAGTTATCAATTTTATATCTTAAAAATGCTATAAATCAATTTGATTTAAGTAATAATAACGTCGATAATTATGATATAATCCAAAGTGCGGCTGTTGTTGCGGGACATAATCCATCGAGAGCAGTGTCATCCTCAGGGACAATTAAAGTCAAGCTGAAAAGCTCTTCGTCGTTATCAGAAATTCCTCAAAATAAAATAAAAGTTCTAAACAAAACTACTCTTAAAAATAATACTAATTCACTTTTATATCACATCGATTTAGGAGGAAGTGATGAAGAAGTATTTAACATAGATAATGGGAGTGCTTTTTTTCTAACTTTAGCTCAAGGTGAATGGAAAAATGATGAATTTACTGGCACAGGGCAACCCAATCAATCCTTTGAGGTTGTTCCAGAGGATAAAGAAATTGAAAATCACAAGATTGAAGTATCAGTCAATAACGTATCTTATGAGGTTAAAAACCATTTATATGAAATGGAACCTCAAGAAAATGCTGTTGTTGTTAGAACTTCATTTAACGGTGGAGCTTCTATATTATTCGGAAATGAAAACTTTGGGAATATTCCCCCAGTGGGTAGTAGGATCAGAGTAGATTATGTAGCTACTGATGGAGCCAGAGGAAATATTTTCAGAAGAACTACTAATGATTTTAAATTAGTTGATGATATTTTAGGAGGCGATGGTGTTAGTATAGACTTTGAGAAATTTTTTGATATATTTATCGAAACAGATATTACATTTGGAGTTGATAAAGAAAGTTTAGAACTCACTAAAAGTTTAATACCTCTTAACACAAATAACTTTGTGTTAGCTTTACCTAAACAATACTCATATGCCATAAGAAGACTTGGCGTATTTAGTTATGTGAATGCTTACCAAGAAAACCAAACTATAAATATTGTCGCTACTCCAAATGTAAGAATTTTTAAAAATAAAAATTCTGATTACTTTACCGTCGATGAAAGAGCATTTAGGTTAGATAATTTTGAGAGAAGTAAATTAGATGAGTATCTTAAAAAAAGTGGGTTTATTCAATTAACCCAAAAATATAGAATAACAGGTCCTAAACTCTCATTTTATGTTATGTTCATAAATTTGAGAATATTTGATGATGTGAATGAAGACAACGTGAAAAATCAGATAATTGAATCTATTTCTGAATATTTTTTAGACTTAAAAAGAACAGACAGAATTCCAAGAAATGAAATAATATCTATTATTTCTCAGTTAAATGGTGTTGATTCAGTCGATGTTAGGTTTGTATCTAAAAAAAATGAAGATTATCATAAAGAATATCTAAGAAAAGATGCCAATTCCAGGATTGTGAATGGGAGCTCACAACAAGTTCAAAGAAAAGATTACCAACCTGAAACTATTTTAGGGTTAGATCCTCTTTTAGGTGACATTGTATTTGAGCCACAAGAATTCCCAATTATAAGAGGAGGATGGAGTGATAGAAATGATATATTTTTCTCAGAAAAACCACTTGAAGGTTTTTCATCTATAAACATAAAAATAGAAGGGGTGACCAGAAGAGATGATACAAGAAGATAATACAACCACTGATCAAACAATAGTGGTTTGCTTCTTTTTTAATAATTTCTCACAAAGATAAAGAAGTGTATTCAATTTTTTTTCCTTTATGAATAACCAAAAAATCTTTTTTAAGAAATAAATTTTCTTGATAATATCTACTACTCTTAAAAAAAGTTCTTAAATTGGGTATATCCTCTGAGTTTTTATTTATTCTGTTATAATCTACCATACAACATAGAACTTTTTTATCGTCTTCTGATTCATAATTAATCACAGAGTCGTCAAAATCTTTATAAAGACCTTTTTTTTCATAAGAACCAAAGGTGATTTTAAGAGATTCATTTTTTGGTTTAAGTTCTAAGGTTATTTCATCACCTGGTTCAAATCTGTCATCTTCCTCACTTAGATAAATTCTTATCCAAAAAAGTTCAAGATGATTTTCAATAATATTTACCTCAGTTTTCCTTTCATCTGATAGTTGGTCTTGAGAAAAACCTGAATTTTTCAAATAATTGTAAAAATTTGTCTTATTTGTTGTTTTTAATTCCTTTCTGCTTTTAAACATGTCTAATTCTTTTTTTAAATATTGTATATACCTTGCCCGTCATTAATGTTATCTAAACTAAAGGTCTTGAATAGTCCATTTTCATTTCCTTTCTTTTTATGAAGTTGGTTAAGACCTTGTGTAGCCCCTCTTTTGAATATTTCAGTAAGATAAGCAAAAGCGTTCTCAGATCTTTCTTCGTTAAATAAATGCCAATTTTTGAATAAATTATAAACCCCTTGTTGGTAACAATCTAACTTATCTTCTTGTTTGTAATAAGTAAATTTATTAATTGTGTTATCAGATAACAAGATAAGCATTTTTTCACCTTTTGGGGTAAGTTTACCTTTAGCAATGGAAAATTTTATTTCACAAAATAAATCTCTTGAGTTTAAATACATAAATGTTAAACAATTTCTTTTTGGATATGGTCATATAGTTTTTTAGAAAATTTAATAACTAAATCATTCATTGGTTTATAACCACTTGGGTTAAATTTATCAAACTGAAATACAAACACTTCACTATCTAAAATTATTTGCAATTCAGAGGAATCTTTGGGTTCAAAAAATTTTTTGATTAAAAATCCCTGAAACACTTTTTTTACCTTTTTTGATTCCTTATATATTACTTCATTTAAATCTTTTAATATATTTATCAAATCTTCACTTAATTTTATTGAGTCTTCATCACTCTCATCCTCATCGAAGTTTTCTGAATTATCATTTTTATTTTTTAAACTCAGGTAAGAACTTCCATTAAAATTTTTTCCAAGAAAGTCAAAATTGTGTTTATATCTAACACTGCCACTGATTACATTACAACCTGTTTCGGCTTTCAATATAAAATTCTCTATTTTTTTCATTTTTTTCATTTTTTTTTAATCGTGATAAATTTAACAGAAGTAGTTAATTTTCTAATATATATAAGATTATCTAAAAAAGTTTTTAAAAAGAGGTAAAGTTACATCAACACCGCATTCACCGATAAAATTCACTTAGTGTGTATCCCAGAAAAAATATATACTTTAAAAAAAATAAAAAATATGTTAAGTTTCGAATATAAACACTTTTTAAGACACATTTTTAAAGATGTAATTTACAACTTCTTTTTAAGTATTAAATTAGAATTGACCAAGCATGTAAAAGGTAATGAGATAAACCCGCCAACCGGGTATCAATTAGTTTTTGAAGATAATTTCACCTCTCAATTAGATACTAATAATTGGGGTTATGGACAACCTTGGGGGGAGTTTCACCCCGATTACCCCCACCAAAGGTATGATACCGATGGTAGTTTTAGTTACACAAAGGATGGTAAATTAAATTTAGAGATAAGAAATGACCCTAAAAAATTTAACCAAAAAAATTTACCTGAATATAGAAAAACAGATAAGTTACCACAAGAATTTACCATTCCAACTGCAATAGGTATGGTTCATTCAAAGCAGTCTTGGAGATATGGTTGGTTTGAAGCTACTGTTAAGCTACCAGTAGGTCAATCATATTGGAACGCCTTTTGGCTAGCTGGTGTAAATACATGGCCCCCGGAGATTGATATTTTTGAAGCTTACACACATTTTGGACCAAATTATCAGGCACCAACAATTCTTAGAAAATATTTTTTGTCTGCTAATAGAAGAATAAGACCTAATCTACACTATGGAGATGTCCCGGGAAACAAAAAACATTATGTAGCTTTTGACGTCCCTGTTCACAAAGCTACAGAAAGATACGTTCAGTATGCTGTATTGTGGGAAAAAGATAAAATTGAAATATATTTTGATGGTAAAAAAGTCCTAAGATGCACTGACCCTGAAATACTTAAATATTATAATCGAGAAAACAGCCAACAACAAATAATTTTAAACCACGGGCAACATTACGCATATAAGTATAGGAGTAAACTCGATGAAAGTATAATGAAAATTAAATCAGTAAAAGTGTTTAAAAAAAAGTAAAATAAATGAAAAACTGGAGTGTGGAAGAATTCGAAAAACAAAAAAATTGGGCTTTGTCCCAACAATCAAAGTATGTTGAATATGATAACTTGTGGGGTGAAATATACTCACCTAGAACACCCACAGAAGAGTTAATGAAGAGATTAGCTGAATATCAGTGAACTACCTACCAATCTCTAGTTGGTGAGTAGTTAACTTGCTTGTTCACTCGTAGTCTGTGTTTTAGTTACGTTGTGAATTTCACTTTGTTATTTTTTGATTACTTTAGAGATTATCTCGGCAATATTTTTAAAATATTCGTGGTCATCAGCCCTTTTTGTGACCATCGCAGCACTTCCTAATCTAATACCAGAAGTTTCCCAAACCCCTCTTTTGTCATTGGGTAAACTATTTTTGTTGACAATTATGTCGTGTTCCTTTTCTAAAATATCAGCTACTTCTCTACCTGATTTATCACCGGTATCAATTAAGATAATATGCGAGTCAGTCCCGTTAGTTGTAACTTTAATATCATTTGATATGAACACATCACACATAAGTTTAGCCATGTCAATGACGTTTTGGATATAATGCTTAAAGCTAGGTTGTAATGCTTCGTAGAAT